CGAGCCGCGACGACCGGCCCAACCCCGCTGCCCGCGCTGAAGAAGGCTGGAAGCGCGCCATCGCCAACGCCAACCGCCGCTTCGCCCGCGCCTGAAAGGAGACACTGACATGTCTGTTCTTGTGGAAACCCGTCACCCGGGTGAGTTCATCCTCTCGGAGGCCAATGGCCAGCGCTCGCGCGAGACCATCACCATCGCCAGCGGGGCCGGCATCATCGCGGCCGGGACCGTGCTCGGCAAGGTGACGGCCTCGGGCAAGTACGTCGCGAGCGCCGCCGGCGCCAGCGACGGCAGCGAGGTTCCCGCCGCCGTCGCCATCTACGGCGCGGATGCCTCCGCTTCGGATGTGACTGTCTCAGGCCTCGTCCGCGACGCCGAGGTTAACGGCAAGTGCCTCACGTACCACGCCGACCGTGACCAGCCGGCCGAAAAGATCGCTGCCAACGCTGCCCTCGCCACTCTCGGCGTCATCGTCCGCTAGACCCAGGAGACCTGACCCAATGTCGATCATGAATATCTTCACCCAGGACGCCTTCAGCGTCATGCGCCTCACGGATGCGCTGCGCGAGATTTCCTACGTCCCCTCGCTCATCGGCCAGATGAACCTGTTCCAGACGGTGAGCATCGATACTCTCGACATCGCCATCGAGAAGGACAAGGCCCAGAACGGCATCCTGATCCAGGCAAGCCCCCGCGGCGGTCCGGGCCAGACCTTCGGCAAGGGCAAGCGCTCGATGCGCACCCTTCGTATCCCCCACTTCCAGGTGGATGACGCCATCAATGCCGACGAGGTCCAGCAGGTCCGCGCCTTCGGCGAGGAGGTGGCGGTCGAACGGCTGCAGGCCAAGATCGCCGAACGTGCGGCGGAAGCCTCGCAGTTCTTCGCCCTCACCGAGGAATACCACCGCATCAACATCCTGAAGACCGGTCGGCTTCTCGATGCCGACGGCTCGACGCTGTTCGACTACTTCACGGAGTTCGGCGAGACGCCGGCGGCCGAGCTCGACTTCGACCTCGACAATGCCACGCCCGCCGAAGGCGTGTTCCGCAAGAAGTGCGCGGGCGTCATCCGCCAGATGGCCTCGATCCTCGACGGAATTCCCTATACGGGCATCATGGCGCTGTGCGGGGATACCTTCTTCGACGACCTCATCGCCCACAAGGAGGTGCGCGACACCTACAAGGGATATGCGGACGCCGCTAACCTCCGCGGGGCATATATCAACTCCGGCGCCAGCGGGCTCCACGGGGCCTTCGACTTCGGCGGCATCACCTGGGCCAATTATAGGGGCGGCGGCAGTGTCGGGATTGACACCAACAAGTGTCATCTGTTCCCGATGGGTGTTCCGGGGCTGTTCCGCACCGTCTATGGCCCAGCCGACTACATCGAGACCGTGAATACGCCGGGCCAGCGGCTTTACGGCAAGCAGTGGGAGATGATGAACGGCAAGGGTGTCAATCTGGAGTTCCAGATGAACGCGCTCCATTACTGTACACGTCCCCGCGTGCTGATCCCCGGCAAGCGGACCTGAGGTGACCACCGCCTTTGACGACCTCGATGCCCTCGCGGCCCAAGCCAGCGTCTCGGTCTTCGGGGAAGTCGCGGTGCTGCAGCCGCGGCGCCAGTCGCAATATGTCGAGTCCGCCACCGATGCCGACCGCCTGTCGGTAAGCGTGCGCGGCATCTTCTCTGCCGCGGCGGCGACCTCGGATCTGCGCGGGCAGGCCAGGGGCGGGGAGTTTACCGGGGCCAGTCGCGTGCTGTCGGAGCAATCAGCCTTCTGGATTGCCGCGGAGCAGGTCGCGGAACTAGGGTTTCGGCCTGCGAAGGGGGACTTTCTGAGCCTTCCAGAGCGTTCCGGCAGCCCGTCCTTTGCCATCGCTGCCGTTCATCCCACCGCAATGGGCGACCTCAACCTTCTTCTCGTCCGGGAGGATGTTGCGGAATAGGCATGTTCCCGCCCGGAACATGCCCCCGGCACTCCCGAAGCATCGTTCTCGCAAAACCGTTCCTGACCGGAACGGTTTCCACTTGCCATTTGGCGACAGGATAGAGCCCCATGAGCCTTGCCCGCCTCGCCATGCGGATTGCCGCCGCGCGTGCGCTTCGCGGTGCGACCTTGGCGGAAGACCGCGTGTACGACAGCACCATTGCGCCCATCGATCAGACAATTGCGGAAGAGCGTCAGCCGATCCTAATCGTCACCACCGACGACCATGAGATGGAGGTGACGGGGCGCGACCTGTTCCATGGGACGGTTTCTTGCGAGCTGGTCATCGAGGCCGCGATCGCGGCCCGGGTCGAGGTTACAGGCGACGGTGAACCGGAGAGCGTCATCACCATCCCGCACACCGATGAGGGCATGGAGCTGGCGCTCGATCTCATGGAGCACCAGGTCATGGCGGCGCTCATCCGCGAGCGCACACCATGGTCGCGCGTCTGGATGAAGCTTGTACCGCGTCTTTCCAGGCGCCTGTCGCGGCGCGGCGCCTCGGTCGAGAAGGGGGTGCGCTTTGCCGCAAGGCAGATCGTGCTGACCTGCGATCTGATCGAGGCGCCCACCGACGGCGCGGTCGTGGCCGAGGGGACTGCCTGGGCTGACCTGCTCGCTGTGATGGAGGGCGATCTCGATCTCGCCCCCGTCGCCCGCATGCTCCGCGCGGAGATCGAAGGTTCACCGTTAGCCGACTGGCGCCGCGCCGCCAATATGCTCGGCATCCATCTCGAGACGGCCGATGCCATCGGCCTTGGCCCCGTGTTGGACCTCACGCAGGACCCGCAGCCCACTAGGCAAGTGGACGTGACGGGCGGGCCCGACCCGGTGATCGTCAACCACTACACATCGCTGGCTCGCATCGCCGATGCGTGAGGTCGTCGAACTCGCCGCCCGTATCGCGGAACTCGAACGCCGGTTCTCCGGCGTCATGCGCCACGGCACGGTGGAGGAGGTCGACGCGTCGAAACAGCGGCTCCGCCTCAACTTCGGCAAGGATGTCGAGGGGAAGCCCTTTCTCTCGCCCTGGGTGCCCTACGCCCAGATTGCCGGTGCGCTCAAGGTTCACACGCCGCCGTCGAAGGGACAGCAGTTTACGGCACTTTCTCCCAATGGCGACTGGCAGCAGGCCGTGGCGCTGCCGATGACGTGGAGCGACCACAACAAGTCCCCGTCATCGAAGGGGGACGAGAACGTCCTCACCTACGGCAATGTCACCGCCACCATCAAAGACGACCACTGCGAGGTCGTTGTTGGCGCCGCCAGCCTGAGACTCACGTCCGCCGCCGTGACGATCAGGGTTGGCGGCGTCAGCGTCGAGGTCTCATCTTCTGGCGTCGCCATCGCCGGCGGAAAGGTCACGCATGACGGAAAGAACATCGGCTCCAGCCACATCCACGGCGGTGTGGTGTCGGGAGGCGACCTGACGGATGTGCCGGCGAACTGAAGTGGAATGAACGATTACTTTTCGGGTTCAGGCGGAGAGATTGGCCAGCGCGCACGTTCAAGGTCATCACCTTCGAGCGGGCCGGATGCCGGCCGGACCTTGGAGAATCTGTCTCTCCATTCCGCCGTCGAAAGATCAGGCGCGTCATCGGCGTGTAAATCGGTTTGGGAGGAAGGATTTTTCGGGGTCATTGGAGGCTTCTTGCTTCGACTGGATGAATAGCGGTCAATTGCGTCAGCTCCTTGGTGGCAGATGTGCCTGCATCGGCTGCGGAAGCCACTCATTGGGAGCTTGCGGAGATTAGGCTCACTATTCACCGCATATTATGCGGAGAATAGACTTGCGGAGTGCGGAGATTAGAGGCTATATTCGCCGCAAATCTTGCGGTGAAAACCCATGTATATCCACGAACTCGCCGATTGGCCCCATTTCTGGTGGAAAGATCAGACGATTGCAACCCCTCTGGCGGCTGTCCGCCACCGGCAGGGGCGGCTCATTGGGCGAATGGAGGCTCTCGGATTCAGCCTGCAGGAAGAGGCCATCCTTGAGACCCTTACGGAGGATGTCCTCAAGTCTTCCGAGATCGAAGGCGAGGTGCTGGACAAGGATCAGGTGCGCTCGTCGATCGCCCGCCGCCTCGGCATCGATATCGGGGCGCTGACGCCCGCCGACCGGGACGTCGAGGGCGTGGTCGAGATGATGCTCGACGCCACGCAGCACTATGACAGGCCGCTCACCGCCGAAAGACTGTTCGGCTGGCATGCAGCGCTCTTTCCCACCGGCAGGAGCGGCATGCACCGCATCCGCGTCGGTGGCTGGCGGGATGACAGTGCTGGTCCCATGCAGGTGGTCTCGGGACCGATGGGCCGGGAGCGCGTGCACTACGAGGCGCCGAAAGCCGAACGCCTTGACGCAGAAATGAACTCCTTCCTCGCGTGGTTCGAGGCGAAGGACGACGTCGATCCCGTGCTGAGGGCAGCCCTGGCGCATCTCTGGTTCGTTACCATCCACCCATTCGAGGATGGCAACGGCCGCATTGCCCGCGCCATTGCCGATATGGCGTTGGCTCGCTCGGAGCATTCGGCGCGGCGCTTCTACAGCATGTCGGCGCAGATTCGCGCCGAGCGCAACGCCTACTACGAGATGCTCGAGGCGGTTCAGAAGGGTGACATGGACGTGACGGCCTGGCTCATCTGGTTCCTCGACTGCCTCAATCATGCCTTCGATCGCGCCGAGCAGACGCTGGCGCAGGTTCTTGCGAAGGCGCGGTTCTGGGAACGGCTGGGAGGCACGGCCGGAGCCGCATTCAATGAGCGCCAGCTCATGGTGGTCAATCGCTTGCTCGACGGCTTCGACGGAAAACTGACGTCCTCGAAATGGGCTTCACTTGCGAAGTGTTCGCAGGATACGGCATTGCGCGACATCGAGGATCTTGTCCGGCGCGGTGTCCTTCGGAAGGAATCCGCTGGCGGCCGCAGCACAAGCTACGTACTCATCCTGACGTGAGAGCCGTCACAGGGTGTTTAGCTGCAGCAGTTGCCCTTCGACCCTGAACTGTCGGGCTGACAGGTGGTCTCTCCCGAGGACCCGCAGCCGCACGAGTCCGCATCCTCGGCAATTTGCGATGCCGAGGGACCAATCATCAGGCTGGCGGCAATCAGCCCGGCCTTGACGATCTGTTCCTCCGGGATCGTTTCGTAGACACGCCCGCCCACTTCGATCGTCCGGCAGTCCGAATCGCCGCATGCATCGCAGCAACGGCTCATGCCGACATCCGCGCCGAGCCAGTCCTCGAGCGGCCTGCCCTGAATCCACACGCGATTCGATTCCGCAGAGTTGGTCTTGAATGTAGCCTCGTCGAGTTCCTCGGTCTGGAGCAGCGGTTCGATGCCGAGAGGGTGGAGCACGACCTTGAGCTTGTTCACCGCCACCTCGAGTTCGCGGCCGGTATCGCCGCAGCGCGGACAGGTCTCGCCATTGGTGACGAGGCGCCTCCACAGGATGGTCATCGGCTTCATATCGCTCTCCCAGTGCGGTCAGGCCCTGACATGAGGATAGGGCAGCGCCATCGGCGCTGCAATTGCCGGGGAGTCGCAGCACCGTTGTCCCTGGAGATGCCCGCGGGCACGAATTGTCATTGGAGAAAGGTATCACATGCCACGCTACGCCATCACCGAGAGGGCGGGCCCCTTCGTCGCGGCCCATCGCAATACAGGGGTGGGAACTGTCCTCCGGCTCTCTGAACGCCAGGCTGAACATGAGCTTCGGCTCGGCACCCTGACGGCGCTCGACAAGGCGCCTGTTCCCGTCACCCTGGACGAGACGGCTGGCGAACGCAAATCCAAGCCGAAGAAGCCCGTCGCGGACAGCGATGAATGACCATCACCAGCCCATCCGTCGGCTTCAACGCATCGACGGGGGCCGTGCTGACCGGCTGGGAGCATGTGCTGCAGTCGCTCTCGGACATATTCACGACCGGCTTCGGCGAGCGGATCATCCGCGAATGGTACGGCTCCTTCGTGCCGAACCTGCTGGGCCAGCTGATCACCCCCGATGAGGTGACCCCCTTCTTCGTCGCCATCACCTCGGCGATCGAGCAGTGGGAGCCGCGTTTCCGGGTCACCGAGATCAAGGTGCTGAAGGCGACCCGCGAGGGTGCGCTGCATTTCTATCTCGACGGCGAGTACCGGCCGCGGGCGGTGTTCGGGGATTACACGGTCGAAGGGGCACGGCGGGTCAACGGATACGTCAATGCCGCCGGGCTCATCATTCGCGAGGAGGAGACTGGATGACGCGCTTTGCCGTCTTCGACCTCGCCTCGCTGCCGTATCCCGGCGTGGTCGAGACCCTCGACATCGAGGCCATCGTCACGTCGATGCGAGACGATCTTGTTTCGAGGTTTCCTGCGATCGCTGGCGTGATTGATCTCGAAAGCGAGCCGGCCCGCAAGCTGATTGAGGTCTTCGCCTATCGGGAGGTGCTGCTCCGGGCCCGCATCAACGATGCCGCGCGGCAGAGGATGCTGGCCTTCGCTTCTGGATCCAATCTCGATGCCATCGCCGCCTACTATGGGGTTTCCCGTTTCGAGAGTGAGACCGACACTTCGCTCCGCCGCCGCACCCAACTGGCGCCGGAGGCCATGCCGCATGGCGGGACGGTGGGTTCCTACAGGTTTCTCGCTCTGCAAGCCGCCTTTCCCGCACTGAAGGATGTCGGTGTCGTGGCGCGGGGCCGGGGACATGTGGATGTCGTGCTGCTCGGGACCACGGGGCAAGGCGCTGTTACGTCGGAAATCATCGAGAAGGTCCGGGCGAAGCTGCTTGCCGACGACGGGGCGCCGGCCACCGATGTGATCGCGGTCGTCGGCGCCAGGATCGTGACCTACGCCGTCGCCGTCACGGTGCATGTAGCGCTGGGCCAGGATCCGGTGTCGGTGAAGGCGAATGCGCTTGCAGCGCTCCAGGCCTATGTCGACGAGCGTCACAGCATCGGGGTCACGGTCGCAGCCTCCGGCCTGTGGCGGGCCGCACATGTACCCAATGCCGAGCGGGTCGAGGCCACTGCACCCGTCGCCGACATCTTCGTGAAGCCGGACGAGGCCCCGTACTGCACCGGCATCACGGTCAACGTGGTGGTGCGCGATGTTTGAAGAAGTCGATCTTCTCCCCCGCAATGCCACGGAGTTCGAGAGGAGCGTCTCACTTGCTGCTGCAAGGGGAGCCGATCTTCCGGCCCATCTCGTCAGCGACGTCACGGATCCCTGGCTCTGCCCTGAGGAGCTTCTGCCCTTCCTGGCGCTGGAACGCTCGGTCGACCTGTGGAACCCAGGCTGGCCCGTCGCGCGCAAGCGCTGGGTCATCGCCGAACAGGCCCGGCTGCACCGGCTCAAGACGACGGAGGTAGGCTTCCGGGCTCATCTGTCGCTGGTCGACGTGGACCTCCTCCGGACCGTCACGCCGCGGTCCGACTTCTTCGCCGCCCCTGCCTTCGGGGAGGAAGACCGCCGGAACTGGGTGCGGCAGTTCCCGGAGATCCGCATTCACAGCTTTGCGAAGGAGGGCTTTGACCGGGTGACGGCAATGAGTGGTCCCGCCGATCACGTGGACACCTATCTGGGGGCGTCCGACGGTCCCAGTTTCTTCGCTGACGATGGCCTCAACCCGGGCGAGGCCCTGGGACGGCATGCCATACTCTACCGCGATGGCGCCGAGGTGCCGCTCCTCTGGTCCGAGGTCACCACCGGCGGCGGACGCTTCCACGAGGAGACTATCCTGCCCGGCGAGGCGGGCGGGCTCTGGTTCCCGGATGACGTCACCAGCCAGGACTGGCTTGATGATCCCGATACGCCGAACCGCATCCTGTCCTTCGCGGCCGCGCCGGAAGAGACGATCGGCGGCTATGCGTACAATCTGGTGCGGCCCTCGCTCACCCCCGTCACCACCTGGCCGGAGCGGGTCACGACGGAGTCAACCGACGACGTCAGCCTGTTCTCGGACGACGTGCCGATCGATCTCGTCTGGCTGGTGGAGAGCCGCGCCCGGTTCCGCGTCTATGACAGCATCCGGCTCTTCGACCTTGACCGGGCCACGCTGCGTCCCGTCTCGACGGATTTCGTGGACAGCGCCAGGTTCCGCCTCGATCCCTACACGGCGGAACTCACGGTGCGCATTACAGGCAAGAAGCCCGAGGCCGCCCTCGAGTTCGTCGACGACCATCTGGTCGAGGACGACACGCTGGGCCTTCTCAACGCTGTCGACGCGGTGCGGATCTCGCAGTCGGCGCGCGACACGGTCTTTCTGAACTCCAAGGCCCATAGCCCCGTCCGCTTCGGCGACGGCAAGTCATTTGCAGGCCTCCGCCTCGGCGAGTGGCTCGAAAGGTAGTTTCTCATGGAAAAGCAGCGCATCTTCCGGTCGCGCCAGAACGTGACCTTCGGCGATCTCAATTCAATTCAGGACTATGCCGCCCGAACCTTCGAGGACGTGGTGAGCGATCTCCTCATCAGCGGCAAGGGCTATGCCGGCTTCCTCTCGACCCGCGACAGCGCCACGACCGTGCAGGTGGGCGCGGGGCGTCTCTACAGCGCCGGCCGTATCTTCGCCCATGACGCGACCCTCTCGTTGAGCCTGTCCACTTATCTGCCAGCGGCCGCCCAGCGCATCGTGACGCTCGTCGCCTATGGCCAGACCATCGACTCCGAGATCGAGCCCCGCGACTTCCTGATCAACGTGACCACCCGTGCCACTGAGCCCCAGTCGGTCGCCATGGTGCAGGAGCGGGTGGCGCAGGTCTCGGTCGTTCCCGGCTCCGAAAGCGCCGACCCGCAGCGCCCGGCCATTCCGGAGGCCTATGTCCCCATCGCGGACGTGCTCATCGGCACGGCCGGCATCATCTCCGTCACCATGCGGAGCGACTTTGCCGTTCCCGAGCTTGATCTCGCCAGGGAGCGACTCGACGGCATCACCGCATGGCAGCTCCGGGTAGGGCAGGTGCTGGACGGGCTCCTGTCCGATCTCGCCACCTTGGGCCGCCGGGTCGACAGCCTGCCCACAAGGGCGGAGTTCGCCGATCTCGCCGCGCAGGTTTCCGCCCTCAGGCTGGCTCTCGACGAGCTTCGGCGCAACATCACCGCCTCGATCGAGGCCGATCTCTCGGTCATCAAGGCCCAGATGAAGGCCTTTGCCGACCTGGTGGCCGGCCAGATCACCGCCATTGCCTCGAACCTCGCCATCGTGAAGGAGAATCTCGACCTCTCGGATCTCAATTCGCTCTACGGCGCCGACCAGTTCCTGACCGATGACGAGAGCGATGACACGGCTGCTGGCTATGACGCGCTGATCGAGGAGGGGGTGCGCTTCCCCTGGGCGGCGACCGCGCTTTCCGCCCTCCAGCTCGACAATCCGATCAACGGCTCGGTCACCATGACGGCGGACGGGCTGATGGTGCCGAACTATACGAGCATCGATGCCCTGGTGGTCGGCGCCCCCGTCGCCAACGAGACGGTGCAGGCCATTCCGCTAGCGGATTACCAGTTCGCTTCCCACCAGCTGATCCAGCGCTCGATCAGCCGCACCCGCATCCGCTACGGCGTCACCCGCACGGTCTGCACCAATTCGAGCTTCTGGTCGGGCGGACAGTACAATTCGGTGACGGGCGTCTTCACCAAGAACGGCGAGACCTTCGAGGTCAGGGACGCCAACGGCAACATTCCCAATGCGGTCGGCCGCCACGCCGCCCATGCCTGGTACCGGGTGCGGCAGTTCTGGACCGACACCTTCGAGGAGATCTACTGGGACTACCAGCCGATCCTCTCGACCGTCCAGGGCGTGCAGATCGGCCAGACCTTCGTCAACGGCCAGGCGCGCTACTGCACCGGCCTCTCTCTTGGGCTGACCCAGATCGGTCCCACCGGCAATGTCACGGTGGCGCTGTGCGAGACGCGCTCCGACGGCACCCCCAACCCGAACCGGGTGCTGGCCCAGTCGACGCTCGCCCAGGCGAACCTCAAGCGTTTTCCCGAGTGGACGCTGTTTCCGATGCGGCCGACGCTCCTGAAGCAGGGCGGGCGCTATGCATTGCTCGTCATCACGGGTGGCGCCCACTACATCGGCACGGTGTCGGGCTCCAACTTCACCTCCGGCACGCTGTTCTTCTCGACCGACGGGCAGTATCTGCTGGGCGACCTGACCAAGGACATCCGCTTCAAGGTCCATGTGGCGAAGTTCACCTCCGCGCGCGTGTCGGTTGAGCTGAAACCCCTGCAATTGGCCGGCGGCATTGCCGATATCGACATCCTGGCGCCGCAGATCGTGCCCGATGCCACGAACCTGACCTACCAGGTCCGCGTCGACGACACCTGGTACTCGATTGCCGAGACGACGCCCGACTTCCTCGG